ATTGGCTGGACAGCGGAAATCGTCAATGCAGCATCAAAAAATACGGCAATCGGGTTTGTGACTGGGTTCAGGTTGACCGTGCCAATCAAGATGTAGCCGTTCTCAAGCGGCAGACCATCAGTGCCAGCAAAGGCAGGATATGGGGGTTCTACTGATAATGCGGACATTTATTGGTTCTCCTAAGGTTGTCCAGCTTTACGCTTAAGCAACTCTTCCATTGATTTCACTGCGTTTTCTTTGTTGATGCCACGCAATCCTTCAGCCTTTTCAGCCAATAATTCTACTGCACGTCTTGCTGCACCACCCCTTGCAATATCGACCCCAGTTTGCATTGCATCAGCAACTTGGCCCTTCAGTGACGTCTGTGCGGCTGCTCCAAACATACGATCAAGTTCATTGACAAAAATAAGCTGGTTCACAATGTCATCATCCAACTTCAAGCCATATTTTGTCGAAGTAGTGTTTGCTTGGTCAAGTGCATCAATCAAATTTGCTCGCGTACCGTAGTTGCTGGTCAGCTTACGCATCGCTGTGCCAAGTTGCTTGTTTGCGTTTGCCGAATCAAAATCAATGTTCGTACCTGCCGCTTTCTGTAAATTATCCAGAGCAGTGATGGTGTCCGAATACTTTGCATTGGCTGCTTTGTAATCAGGAAAGCTCTCACCAAGAGTTGTATTTAGATTACGACGCAAACTTTTAAGCGTTCTCTCAGCTTGTGCTGTCAGTGGGTTTGCAAGACTTCTTTTGCCAAAATCTACCTGTGTGTCGATGAAACGCTTGGCTGTGTGGATGCCATATGCATCTGGCTCTTTAACCGTACTCAAACGCTCCAGAACCATGTTTAAGACGCGTTGCGCCTGTCTGTCTCCCTGTATATCGGAACCCTGTAGATTCGCCTTGGCGACCCCATTTGCATCAAGTTCAACCTTCACGCCCAAAGTTCCCAAATCGTCAATGAAAGTATTTATCGCAGGGTCGAAATCAACTTTCTGCCCACGCAGTTGATTGTTGGCAATTTTGCTTATGTCAGTCCCTGCTTGTTTATTGGCACTGGATAAAAACTGAATTCTTGAATCAACAGTGTCACCCAAAATATCAGCAGGTCGGTTCAAGGCACGAAACGTCTCGCTCTTTTCGCCCATCTTGAAGATGTTTAGCATCTTGGTCATCGCTTGGCGATCTTTGTCAGATGCCGCCTTGATGCTGGCAATCGTGCCATCTTTCCAACCCTGTTTGATCGTAGATGCGGCTTCGTTGTCTGGAACAGCTTGCGTACCTGACAGACGATAGTTAACCACCTCAGTCGAGCTTGGATTTTGTTCAATCTGCTTTTTGATAATCTGCTGATCTTGTGGTGATATTTTTTCACCTACAGTTGCCTTGATGCTTTGCAAAGATTCCGTAATCGTAGGTGCCTCAGGTGGCGTATAACCAAGTCGCAATTGCTCAATTGTTGTTGGTTCAAGACGTTCACGAATGCCAGCACCCGCAGGCGCAATCTGCTTTGCAACTTGTCCGGTAACTGCTCGGACTGCCGATGGTATGGACGGAACAAAAGCACCTCCGATGGTTGCTGCAATCTGCCCCACAGGGCCGGAGCCAGCCTCTTTTGCTATTCCACCCGCCGCTCCAGCCGTAGCACCGCTGATCGTTTGCAGTCCTGGCGTAGTTGCCATTAACTGGCCAACCCCTCTAGCTACTGGCCCTGCTGCGGCAGCTTCCACGGCTTTACCAATAGCAACACCACCAGCGCCACCGCTTGCCCCTGCTGCTGTCGTCTGCATGATGCGTTCGGCTGCTGTGCGAGGTTGCGCCACACCAACACGTGTAAGCAAATCCTCCATCGCATCTGTTGGCAGAGTGTATTTTGTGCCGAATAGACTATTGATTGACCCGATGATGGGATCGCCAAGCATTCCAGCAAGAGTAGCAGCACCAGCCCCTGCAATGGCCCCAGGTATCGCGCCAACACCGGCAAATGGCGCACCAATAATTGCCCCTAGTGTGGCACCAGCCGCAGGCAAAGCCATTCCCCTTGTAGCGCCGCCAACAAGCCCGGTAATTGTTGTTGATGGTGCTGGCTGTTGCGAAGCAAGCCATTGATCCGGCGACATTGGTGTTACAGCAGGTGCCATTGCCGTAAATACAGGTGCTGCTGGAGCAACTGGACTAGGCTGTGATGCTAACCATTCTTCTGGGCTCATTGAATAACCCCATTGGCTTTAAGATAGTCTCGCCATTGTGCATCAGTAAAGTTGGCTGGTCTAGCATAAGTCCTACCTCCAATAGTCGCACTGACTGGCAATGGTGCTGCTGCCGTTGGCTCAGTACCAAACACATTATCAGGATTGAGACGGTAGTTCTTGACAACTACGCCAAGAGCCTTTTTGTCCTCGACTGCTTTCTTTTGTGCTGCTTCAAGATATTGCTTAGCCAGATTGACATACTCTTGGCGCTGTTTTGAATCAAGCGCAAATAATTGACCACTTTGCAGTTTTTGTGATTCATTAAGCAGTCTTTGGACAACGCCAGCAGTGTCTCGGCTTGTTGCAAATTCTGTTTCACGCACCACCGAACCTGGATCAAGCATTTTTTGGAATCCGGTGATTAGTGCAATGTCTCCAGGGCCTGTTTTAGCATTAGCAGATGCTTCAATATTTGAATATATAGTCCCTAGTTCACCATACGCCTTAGTTCGGCTTTGATATTCCCTACGCAATTTTTCTTCTTGGTCAAATGCTTTTGCTGGATCAAGTCCATTGTTGGCTTTAAGTGCTGCCAATTCAATGACGATTTTTGCTGTTTCTTGTCCTAGCTTTTTTGTTGTTGCTATTGCAGAGTTTGTCTGTGCTTTCGTAAGTCCAAGGTCTGCGGCTTGCTTTTCAAGTTCTTGAATTTTTATTTTTTCGGCATATTTTGATTCAATACGGGCTTTTTCTGCTTTTGCTCTTGTTTCAATCAATTCGCTTGGTGCTTTTTCCGCCGCTCTGGTTTCTCCACCTACACTCGCCGCAGTCAATGCGCGTTGCTGCTCAGCTTGTGCAACCCTTAAAGCTTGTTCAGCTTCCAATCGAGCCGGAGTGTCTTTGGCCTCGGATACTTTCTTTTCAGCATCAGCAACAGCAGCGGCTGCGTCTGCAACTGATTTTTCAAGTACGCTTTCAGCAAGTCCAGCAGCTCTACTTTCTCCACCAACACTTGCAGCCGTCAAGGCTTGTTCTTTTTCAAGCTGAGCAGTAGCTAAATCTTGTCTTGATTGCACAGTTCCTTGGGCTACATCAGCTTCTGCTGCTTCTCTCCTTGCCTTGGCCTGCTCCAATTCACGCAGAGCTTTGGCTCTGGCAATGTCATCTGTAGCAGTCGCCACAGAAACGTTTGCTTCTGATTCGGCCTTTTTAGCTTTCGATTGAGCCTCTAACAATTCAGATGGGGCTTTTCCTGCTGCTCTTTTTTCTGCGCCAAGTTTAATGATGTTTTCAACAATTTCCTTACCTCCAGGCAATTGCAAAAGTTGAGATGTAAAAAAGTCTCGCGAGGCTGCGGGGTTTATTTCAGTGACACCACGCCATGTTTCCAAAAACTTTGCGCCCTCTTCATTTCCTGAATTTCGCGTTGCAACAGCTTGGTCGTTTATATATTGCTGAGCAATCTCATTCTCACCGGCAAATAAAGCAGAGACAACTTTTCCCGCTTGCGAAAGTGAATTCTGTTTTTGCACGTCTGTTTTTAGCGCCCATGCTTTGAGCACCGATTCGCTTTGATCTTTTGGCAAAATCATTGCAAGATTTGAAACATCTTCAGTAGTTGCATTTGGGCTACGTAGCTTTGTGAATCCCTCTTGAATTAACTTTTGCTGTGCCGCTTGTTGCGTTTGCTGCTCTTGCTTAAGTCTTGCCTCTTGAATTCCAGCACCAGCTTGAAAAGCACTTAGAAATGATTGAGTTGGGTCAGCAATTTGAACGCCGTAATCAGTAGGAGCGACCATTAAAACTTCCCTCCCAAACCAGAAAATAAACCAAGTCCACTGGATATTGCTTGTGGAATTGCTTGGAATGCTTTGCCTTGGGCAATCTCGCCTCCAGCAATGTTTGCCCCTTGTTCTCCAAGCAATCCGGATATTCTTTGTCCTGTTTGCAAGCCAGCAGTACCGACACCGGCTGCTGATTGTTGGCCCAACGACGTCATGCCACCAAGACGGCTATATTGCTGTTCAATCAGGCTTGACAGCAATTGCGGTCGAAACTGAGCCAACGCGCCCTGAATGTTTCCACCACGCAATCCACCAGTGGCAGATGCTTGTTGAAGCAATGCGTTTTCACCTTGTTGCGATAGTGCTTGAAATGTCTCACCGCCTTTAATTCGATCTATTGCAGCACGCTCTGCCTCTGGGCCTCGTAAGCCCAAGAACGATTGCTGTGCTTCAAGTGCGGGTGTTCCAGCAGAAACATAAGGGGCAAGAAGTTTCTGCACTGCTTCAAACTGGCGACGCTGCTCGTCAATGCCTGCTTGTGCTGCTCCTGCTTGAGTTTCAGATGCACTTTGTGCTGCATCAGCTTGAGCAAGGCCTGATACAAGTGTTGCGCCGCCAACGGCAATCCCTGCAAGCGCTGCCCCAGATAGTCCGAATGTCATTTTAATTTCTCCAAGTGCGCGGCTTCAAGTGCTGGAATGGTGAACAAATCCCATAGTGCATTCGGTTCCTGCTCGTTGGTCGGGTTTGCATGAAAAGTGGTCACATCTACGTCAGTTAGGGCAACACCAGCGCGTTTAGTGCCGATACTAGAAATGCTCATATCACCTGGGCCAAGGGTACGCATCCCATTGTCTGTGCTAACAATGAGACTGCCTTTGCGAACCAAGAAGAACGATTCCTCTCGGTGAACTGCTCCAGTCAAAATAGTGCCAGCAGGAATATGCATTGTGCGAGCGTACAGACCAGCGCAAAAAGCGTGTTCAACAGGCATATCTACCTGTGGCAGCTTTAATAGTTCAGCCTCTAGCCGATAGATTGGCAGATGACTAGCTGGCACATCCCGAACAATGACATTGTTCATCAGACACTCCTGTACAGTGCAGGCTGCTGGATGCCATAACTCAGCGTCATAATTTTCCCACATTTCATAATTTCGTCAATCCATCTCGTATTCACGATCTTCCCATGCCTGACAAACCCGCATATCGTTACAGATAAAGTTCAGCTTCTCGCAGTGACCCCTGAACCCTGCGCCCTTGTCGTAAGTGGCAAGCGGGATACGCTCAATCCTGACTTGGGTCATAAAACTGTTGTCGTAGTATTCGCAGTTCGAACAGTGTTTGCGCCTTGCGTCTTTCTCGTCGCACTGCATAGCCTTGGCCAGCCCAACGTAAAACTCTTTGTTTGCGCCTGGCTCGTTGGTCGGCACTTCTGGGCCGTAGTTCCAATCTTGGACCGCGATGGCGTAGTTCTTCTTGTTCTCTGCGTTGGTGATGAATTCATCGTCCATCGGCAAGCCAGTAAAGCCTCTGGGAATCATCATAAAGTCTTTCATTTCTGCTCCTTAAGTTATTTCGCGCCCGTTGGCTCTGATGGTCAGAGATGTCGCAGCACTAGCGAGAGTTGAAATAAACCCGCTCGGATCTAGTGCCTGTCCCACAAGCTCGGGGAACGTGTAGGTCTCGTCAGGAGCAAGGCTTCTCGCATCCACAATCAAATTGGTCACGCCTGCACTGCCGCCACTGGTAACCAGATTGACGCTGATCGCTACGTTGCCTGCCGTTGTATTTGTCGCAGTAAACTTGTCAATGATCGTCTTGCAGTTGGTCGCGGTGTACTGCGTGGTCTGCGTGTTTTCAGCCTGCTTTGCTGGAATCAGCACCTTAATTGTTACGGTCATATCTACCCCTTATGTGGCTTCGCCGCCGCTGGCAATGATGGTCAAGCCTGTCGATACCGCCTGAATTTGAATGAAATCTCCAGCGTTCAGAACCTCGATGCCGTTGTACTGCAAAGCGTTGTTAGCGGGTACAGGCACATCGTAAAGGAAAGCATTTCCAGTCCCTGCCGATCCTGCTGATGGCACGAAGAAAACACGAACGTTGATAGCTGCCGCCGTTGTATTGGCGATGCTGAATTCTTTGACCAAAGCGCGTGTGCTGGCCGGTACTGTGTACAGCGTAGTCACGCCGGTAGTGATAGCGGCTTGACCAAATTTAACGGGGGTGATTACATCGAAAGCCATGTCAGCACCTGATTAGATCGCACCCTTGGGGTTTGGTTTGCATACGGCAAGATGCCAACCACATCATGCGCCAACTCAATATTGTTACGCACAGGAGCCAACGCAAGTAATTCCAGTGATTGTGCCAGCACACTGATTTGCGATAACGCTTCATTTGCAGTCGCAGCAGCGGTGTCTGCCTGAAACTCGAAATCAGTCCCGACAATTACTTGCAGTGTGTCAACAGTCGAAAACAGAAGCTCGAACTGTCTGATTTGCTGTTGGTCAGTCAAGAACTCCGCAAGCTGGTCACGGGTCAGGTTTAGCCTACGAGAAACAGGTGCGGTAGCCATCAATACGCCAGTGCTTCAATCTGCGCTTCGAGCCGCACATAGGATACGTGAGCATCACTGTCGCCACGGAAACGCTGGATACGCCAGTTCCGCATGTGGCCCTGCTGAAACCATGTAAGACGCTTTTTGCGGTTGCCAATCGTGCCGACAGAGATA